GCATTGAGTTTCGTGGATAAGCCGATATTGCCTAATAAAGCCGGATTGGCGCTGGTGCGCAGCGTTGACGGGACTGCGTGGGAGACGCTGCCTGATTACCGTGGGCAGACAGTTTACAGCACAGTGACCGGCGAACCGCAGACTGTGGCTGTCATCGGTGATTTACCGCGCGATGTGACGCTGGAAGTGCCAGCAACGCCGTTTGATAAATGGAACGGTAAAAAATGGGTAACGGATACCCGTGAGCAACAGCAAGCGGCAGTTGATGCGGCGCAGCAAGAGCTGATGTTACGTCAGCAAAAGGCGGAGAGCGCAATCGCGCCACTGGAGACAGCCATTAGACTGAATATGGCAACTGAGGCAGAAAAAACAGCGCTTACCGCGTGGGAAACCTACAGCGTGCTGTTGAATCGTGTGGATACAACAACCGCGCCTGATGTGGCGTGGCCGCAGTCGCCGGACGCCTAAAAAAAATAGCCCGTAACGCATGTTACGGGCTGTTCTCTGTTGCGCGGTCTTTCCCTGATGTTGCCGCGTCTTGTCCAGTGACAGTAACCCACCTGATTAAAATCCGTCCAATTGGTTGTGTAGATCAATGCATCGATATTGATCGGCCAAATCGATCGTTATGCTTTTTCTCTTCTTTCCGTTTCTTTGCTCCGTTGTTTGGTCGGCTATCCACCGGCGATTGCGTGCGCCTGCGCAAGCCCGGCGGCAAGCTAGGCACACCACTAACAACCGGAGTCACAATATGGGTGATTATCACCACGGCGTGCGCGTCCTTGAAATCAATGATGGTACGCGCGTCATTTCCACCGTATCGACGGCTATCGTCGGCATGGTCTGCACCGGAAAAGATGCCGACCCGAAGGTTTTCCCACTCAACACCCCGGTATTGATTACCGACGTGATTGCCGCTGCCGGTAAGGCGGGGAAATCCGGTACGCTGGCGAACGCCTTGGCCGCCATCGGCGACCAGTGCAAACCGGTGACGGTTGTCGTGCGTGTCGAAGAGGGTAAAGACGCGGCGGAAACCACGTCGAACATCATCGGCGGCGCGGATGAAAACGGCCTGTATACGGGCATGAAAGCCCTGCTTACTGCACAGGCCGTCACCGGTGTGAAACCGCGCATTCTGGGCGTGCCGGGACTGGATACGCTGGAGGTGGCAACAGCGCTCGCCGGTATCTGTCAGCAGTTGCGCGCGTTCGGTTATATCAGCGCATACGGCTGCAAAACCCTTTCTGACGCCATTAAGTACCGTGACAATTTCAGTCAGCGCGAGCTGATGCTCATCTGGCCTGATTTCCTCGCATGGGATACCACCGGCAACCTGAGTGCCACGGCTTATGCCACCGCCCGCGCGCTGGGCCTGCGCGCCAAAATCGACACGGAAACCGGCTGGCATAAAACCCTGTCTAACGTTGGCGTCAACGGCGTGACCGGCATTTCCGCCAGCGTGTTCTGGGACTTGCAAGCGCCCGGCACCGATGCCGACCTGCTCAATGAGGCCGGGGTCACGACGCTGGTGCGTAAAGACGGTTTCCGCTTCTGGGGTAACCGAACCTGTTCTGATGACCCGCTGTTCTTGTTTGAGAACTACACCCGCACAGCGCAAGTGTTGGCTGACACCATGGCTGAAGCGCACATGTGGGCGGTGGATAAGCCGGTCACTGCCACGCTCATCCGTGACATTGTCGACGGCATCAAGGCCAAATTCCGCGAGCTGAAATCGAACGGTTACATCATCGACGCTGATTGCTGGTACGACGAATCGGCCAACGACAAAGAGACTCTGAAAGCCGGAAAGCTGTATATCGATTACGACTATACCCCGGTCCCCCCACTGGAAGACCTGACCCTGCGCCAGCGTATCACTGATAAGTATCTGGTGAATCTGGCCGCAGGCGTCAACAGCTAAGAGGACGCGTTAAACCATGGCACTCCCGCGCAAACTGAAGTACCTCAACCTGTTTAACGACGGCCTGAGCTATATGGGCGTGGTCAGCTCTGTGACCCTGCCGAAATTGACCCGCAAGCTGGAGAACTACCGCGGCGGCGGCATGAACGGTGCGGCCCCGGTGGATATGGGGCTGGACGATGACGCGTTGAGCGTGGAATGGACTGTCGGCGGCTTCCCGGACGACCAGCTCTGGGAGCAGTACGCCGCTGCCAGTGCGGCATCGGTACCGCTGCGATTCTGTGGCTCCTACCAGCGCGATGACACTGGCGACATGGTGGCCGTGGAAATCGTGATGCGTGGCCGTCACAAAGAGTTTGATTTTGGCGACCAGAAACAGGGCGAAGACACCGAGACCAAAATCTCGACCCAATGCACCTATTTCAAACTCACTGTCGACGGAAAAGAGCGCATCGAAGTTGACACCGTCAACATGATTGAGCGTGTGAACGGCGTCGACATGCTGGAACAGCACCGCCGCAACATCGGGCTGTAATTACCGGGCGGTCAGCGACGCTGGCCGCCATTCCCCTTACTGAATTGAGAGAGCATCATGAAAAGCGAAAATATTGTCATCGTCAACGCCATCGAAAACCCAAACGTCGTAAAGCTGGATACCCCGGTCAAACGCGGTGAAACCCTTATCGATACGGTCACCCTGACCAAACCGAATGCGGGCACCCTGCGCGGCGTGGGTCTGGCCTCGCTGGCAAACTCTGACGTTGATGCGCTGATTAAGGTGCTGCCGCGCATGACGTACCCGGCATTGACCGAGAGCGAAGTCACTGCGCTGGAGTTGCCTGACCTTGTGGCGCTGGCCGGGAAGGTTATCGGTTTTTTGGCACCGAGTTCGGCACAGTAGATTTCCCGGCTGGCTTGTCGGTTGATGACCTGATGGCGGATATCGCGACGATTTTTCACTGGCCGCCGTCAGAGCTTTATCCAATGACCCCGCAAGAACTCCTCAACTGGCGCGACAAAGCGCTCCAACGAAGCGGACAAACGAATGAGTAACAACGTCAAGTTGCAGGTGCTACTCAAAGCCGTTGACCAAGCGACCCGCCCGTTTAAAAGCATCCAGACAGCGAGTAAATCGCTGTCTGCCGAAATCCGCGACACCCGGCAGAACCTGAAAGAATTGAACGCGCAGGCCGGGCGCATCGAGGGATTCCGCAAATCGAGCGCGCAGCTTGCCGTCACCGGTCAGGCGCTGGCAAAGGCCAAGCAGGAAGCCGCCGCGCTGGCGGTGCAGTTTAAAAACACCGAGAAGCCGACCCGCGCACAGGCGCAGTTGATGGACGCGGCCAAGCGCTCGGCCGCCGAGCTGCAACTCAAATACAACGGGTTGCGCCAGTCGGTACAGCGTCAGCGCCAAGAGCTGGCGCGGGCTGGGATTAATACCCGCACCCTGGCCGCCGACGAGCGCCGCCTTAAATCGTCCCTGAGTGAAACCACTAACCAGTTTAACCGGCAGCGTGAGGCGCTATCTCGCGTCAGTCAGCAACAGGCCAAGCTGAGCGCGGTTCGCAAGCGCTATCAGGCCGGGAAACAATTGGCGGGCAGTGTGGCCGGAGCGGGGGCGGCGGGTGTCGGCGGGGCGACAGTCGGCGGCTTTGCGGCAAAAAAACTCCTGACGCCGGGATATGATTTTGCGCAAAAAAACTCTGAGCTGCAGGCTGTGCTCGGCGTTGCAAAAGATTCGGCTGATATGGTGGCGCTGCGCACGCAAGCGCGACAGCTTGGTGATAACACGGCCGCATCCGCCGATGACGCGGCCGGGGCGCAAATCATCATTGCCAAAGCGGGCGGCGACAAAGACGCCATTACCGCCGCAACGCCGGTCACGCTCAATATGGCGCTGGCGAACCGTAAAACCATGGAGGAAAACGCCACCCTGCTGATGGGGGTAAAGTCGGCTTTCGGGCTGACAAACGACAAGGTCGCGCACATTGGTGACGTGATTTCTCAGACCATGAACAAGAGCGCCGCTAACTTTGAGGGCCTGAGTGACACCCTGACCTATGCTGCGCCAGTGGCGAAAAATGCCGGTATCAGTGTTGAAGAAACAGCCGCCATTGCCGGTGCGCTGGCCGATGCCAAAATTACCGGCTCCATGGCCGGTACGGGGAGCCGGGCAGTGATTACCCGGTTACAGGCTCCAGTGGGGAAGGCTAAGGATGCGCTGGGGGAACTGGGCGTCAAAACCGCAGACCGCAAAGGCAATATGCGGCCGCTGTTCAGCATCCTGAAGGAAATGCAAAACAGCTTTGATAAAAACAAGCTCGGTACTGCTCAGCGCGCGGAGTATATGAAGGTCATCTTCGGTGAGGAGGCATCGTCGGCCGCCGCTGTGCTGATGGGGGACGCCGCATCCGGCAAGCTTGACCGCCTGACCAAATTGCTACAGGAGTCTGACGGCAAGACTGGCGAGTTGGTCAAAATCATGCAGGACAATCTCGGCGGGGATTTGAAAGAGCTTCAATCCGCCTCCGAGGCTATCGGGATTGATTTGTTTGACCAACTGGAAACGCCTTTCCGGGAGATGACGACGAAGGCGACAAAGTTCCTGCTGAAAATTGACCTTTGGATCAAGAACAACAAAGAGCTGTCCGGGACTATGGGAAAAATTGCCCTTGGTGGCCTCGCTATTGTCGGCATTCTGGGGGCGATTGGCTTGGCATCGTGGCCGGTCATCATGGGGATTAACGGTATCGTTGCGATTGCTAGCGTGATGGGGACGATATTTAGCGCCGTGGGTGGCGCAATCATGACGGCGCTTGGCGCACTGACGTGGCCAATAGTCGCGATTGGCTTGGCTATTGTGGCCGGGGTGCTGTTGATTCGCAAATATTGGCAACCTATTAGCGCCTTTTTCAGCGGTGTGATTCAGGGCGTTATGGAGGCATTTGCGCCGGTTGGTGAGCTGTTCAAACCCTTGAAGCCTGTTTTTGACTGGCTCGGCGATAAGCTAAAGGCGGTCTGGCAGTGGTTCAAGGATTTAATCAAGCCAGTGGAGTCGACCCAAGAGACCCTCGATAGCTGTAAAGATGCGGGGTTGGCTTTTGGTCGGGGGCTGGCTGATGTGCTCGGTCTGCCGCTTAGGGCGTTCAACAAACTACGGCAGGGCATTGATTGGGTGCTGGAAAAGCTCGGGGTTATTAACTCCGAATCCAGTGACCTCGACAAGAAGGCGCAGAAGGCCAATGACTACGCCAACGGTGCGAACGGGCGCGGATATTCCCCCTCTGGCGGCCTGCTGACGGGCGGCTATGCGCCGGTTACGGCCGGGGGTGGCAAGTCCTTTGTCGATAACAGCGTCAACAACTTCCACGTTGGCAGCCAGCACCCCGGCGGCACCAGTGCCGCAGAAACCAAACGGATGTTGCTGGAAGTGGTGGAAGAGCGGGAGCGCAAGCGCCGTGCTGCACAACGCTCAAATATGGCGACGGATTAAGGAGGGTGTGCTGATGATGTTAATTCTCGGGCTGTTTGTGTTCCAGTTGCAGACGGTGCCCTATCAAACGCTGGCGCGCTCGGTGGATTATCGCTGGCCGTCAAACAGCCGCGTCGGCCAGCGGCCGGCTCTGCAATTTCTCGGCGTCAATGAGGAGAAAATCACGTTGTCCGGCGTCCTGCTGCCGGAAATTACCGGCGGTAAAATCTCGATGCAACTGCTTGATGCCATGGCCGCCGAGGGCAAGGCGTGGCCGCTGCTGGAAGGCACTGGCACCATTTACGGTATGTTTGTTGTGAATAGCGTCAGCGAAACCCGCACGGAGTTTTTCTCCACCGGCAGCGCCCGGCGCATAGAGTTCACGCTCACGCTCACTCGCGTGGATGAGTCCTTTACGGCGATGTACGGTGATTTGCAGGCGCAAGCGGAGGGGATGCTCGGTCAGATGAGCGAATGGACAGCCAAGGCCGGAAACATTGCGGGAGGGTTGCTCCAATGATTACCGGGATGACATTGGATGCCGGGGCAACGATTACCCCGGCGTTTATGCTCAAAATGGGCGACAAGGATATCACTCATAATGTCAGTGACCGTCTGCTCTCGCTGACACTGTCGGACAATCGCGGATTTGACGCCGACCAGCTCGATATTGAGCTGGATGACGCCGACGGGCAGGTCATTATGCCTAACCGGGGTGCAGTGCTGACGCTCCACCTTGGCTGGCAAAATGCGCCATTGTTCAATAAGGGCAATTTTACCGTTGACGAGATAGAGCACCGGGGCGCGCCAGACACGCTGACGATTCGGGCCCGTTCCGCTGATTTTCGCGGTTCGCTCAATGCACGCCGGGAGGAGTCCTATCACGACACCACGCTAAGTGCGGTAATTAGCAAGATTGCCGAGAGGAACAAGCTGACCGCCAGCGTCGCGAAAGGATTGGCCGAGATTAAAATCCCGCACATCGACCAGTCGCAGGAGTCTGACGCCAAGTTCCTGACGCGCCTCGCCACCCGTAACGGCGCGGAGGTGTCGATAAAAGCCGGGAAGCTGTTATTTATCCGGGCCGGGAATGGTGTGACAGCCAGCGGCAAGCCTATCCCGCAGATGACGATTGAGCGCCGCGACGGTGACGGGCATCAGTTTGCTATTGCAGACCGCGCGGCCTATACGGGCGTTACAGCCAAGTGGCTGCACACCAAAGACCCTAAGCCGCAAAAACAGCAGGTGAAACTCAAGCGCAAACCGAAGCCGCAGCACCTGCGTGCGCTGCAACACCCAAAGGCAAAGCCGGTGGCGGTCAAGAAGGCAGCTAGCAAACTGAAAGAGGCGCGGGAAGGCGAATACATGACCGGCGAGGCCGACAATGTGTTTGCTATCACCACGGTTTACGCCAGCAAGGCGCAGGCGACGCGCGCCGCACTGGCAAAATGGGACAAGTTGCAACGCGGTGTTGCGGAGTTTTCTATCAATCTTGCCATGGGGCGAGCGGATTTATTCCCAGAAACGCCGGTAGCGGTGAGAGGGTTTAAACGCGTCATAGACGAGCAGGCGTGGACAATCACTAAGGTGACCCATTCGCTCAGCAATAGCGGCTACACGACGGCGTTAGAGCTTGAGGTTAAGCTTTCGGATGTGGAGTATGAGGAGGAAAGCAAACAAGACTGAATGATTAATAATTAATTGATATTAAAGGGAAAAAGACTAAAATCACTTTATCAATGTTGAATGGTGGAGGTGATAAATTATGTTTCATTGCAATATCTGCGGAACTGCTGCACATGCTCGTTCAAGTCGTTATCTCAGCGAGAACACCAAGGAGCGTTATCACCAGTGTCAGAACATCAATTGCAGTCATACATTTGTCACCATGGAAACCATTGAACGCACCATTATGAAACCCGGCCATGTGGTGCCGGTGATGCCTCACCCGACCCATTACGGCCAGCAAAGCATGTTGATGTAACTGAAACGAAGAATCCCCGGAAATCCGGGGATTTTTTCGAAGTGTGGTCAATGCGTGGACACGCTGTGAAATAAATCCTTTTATTTCAAATGACTAAAATATCTTTACTAGGCCGCCTCGGCGGCCTTTTTGTTGCCCTGCAAATAGGGGCCGACTGATCATCTCAAAACCAAGGATACTGGCTCATCACGCCAGCGTAAAACAGCATCCGGCCACTCACCGAGGCGCAGAGCAGGGCCAGCATCAGCACGCTGGCGGTTCCTGCAGACAACACCGGTTGGCGATAAAGATAGGTTGCCAGTCCGGTCGCTATAATCAGTCCGGCAAAAATCAGCCAGCTCATCAGGCCTGAGCCAAAGATGGCGATGGCACTGGCCAACATTTTGCCCTGTTCACTGAAACCTGCGCTGTACCCCAGGATCACCGCCAACATCAGTGCCACCGCCAGCAAAATGCCGCCCGGCAGTTGGGTGGGGAGCTGTCGCTGATGGTCATCCAGCGCCGCATTAAAGACACTGATCCTCAGGCCCAGAGTGGCAAACCCCAACAGCAGCGCCGTGGTAATAAAGCTGAGATGGGTGATGGGCGAGTGCCACAGCGGGTGGCTGCTCATCTGGTAATAAACCTGTGCCGAAACCAGAATGGCGGCCAGCCCGGCAACGGAAGCCAGCAGGCTAACGC